ATAAGACTTAGAAAATATACATCATTTCTCAAGATAAGACTTGCATTTATGTAGCTTTAGAGTGATATATGGTAGTACCAAAAGCAAACAAAATGCAAGGAGGTCAAGGAAATGATGATTCAAAAGAAAGACAGGTTTGAAAACAGAAGTGGTAAGGTTTATGAAATCGCTGGGAAATGGGATCAGGATTTTATCCTGGCTCCTATTGAAGAAATCGATGATGAATGCCTGATCTACACCCCAGGCGAGATGGAGGAATTTCTGGAAACAGGGTACTTCAAAAGAGTGGGAGGGAGAAAGTGATGAAAGCCTTATTCGGTAGAAAAGTGTGTGACCTGGTAGAGCTAAAAGAACTGACCCACCAAGCCATCAAAGAGGGAAAGAAAGGTCAGCCATACACCATCACGAGAGAAGTGATCCTAAAGGATGAAGAGTTCAGAGATTTTGCTCAGGACTTTTTCAAAGATCAGCCTTGGATTTCCCATGAAGATGGTGGGATGGACCAAGACGGTAAGATCAGATGCATCAGAGTTGTAAACATCGATACCGGAGAGAAGGTCCTGATAAATACGGAAGGGTATGATTACCCACGTTACACTGGTCTTGAACTTTAAAAACTAAAAAAAAGCAAAAAGCAGGCTTAGCGGCCTGCTTCTTTGATACAAGCAATACAATTATTGCAGATGAGTTTTCCTTTGAATTTACGAGTGCCTTTTGCATTACCGCAGATTGCGCACTGTGGCTCGTACTTGCCGAGGATGATGGTATCCTCACTGGTGAAAATCTCAAGTGGTGATTTCTGATCGATGCCAAGTGTATCTCTTAGTTCTTTTGGGATGACGATTCTTCCAAGCTGATCAACTTTCCGAACAATGCCTGTTGATTTCATTTGCACCTCCTAGGTTGTTACTACTATGGTATATGAAAGAAATTACCAATTCAATGGTAGAGCTTCCAATTCCAAAAATAAAATAAATCACTTGCTATATCCTGTGTTTAGAGTGATATATGTAAGTACCAAAACGAAGGAGGTATGAAAATGGACCGGAAAGAAATGATCAAACAACTGGGCAAGCACTTTGGGGTGAAACCTAAATACCTTAGTGTTCCAAGCTTTGCTTATGAAATCAGAACAGAAAATGAAGTCTACACCATTGACAGACATGGCGGTATTACGAAGGGCGATGGAGCTTTCATCACTATGGAAGAAATCATGAATCAACAATTGGAACCAGAGCCACTGACTGATCAAGAGCAAAGTGATGAAGTGCAGATGAATGAAGTTGAAATTCATGAGGCAGATCAAAATGCAGAATCAACTAATCTGCTAGAAGAACTTAGTGGGGTCGAAGTTAAACTGAACTTTGAAGAGCACACAGCTGATAGCCTGAAGAATATCATCAACATGCTTTACAGCAAACAGCGGCTTATCATGATGGCTTTTGAAACAGAGGAAGCCTTCATGGATGATGGGTTTGCAGAAGACCTGAACAAGCCAGAGATTAAGGATTTAGAGGGACTTAAAGAAGCCCTTGAAGAACTGGGGACAAACAGGTGTCCAGGATTTCAGATTGATTTTAATGAGAAGACGTTCACCTTCAAACTTCACAGCTCAAACTTGAATCCAGAAAGGATCAAGGCGTTTAAGGATTTATGTGTTCTCATAGCGAACTATGCCAGAACCTTAAGCCGCGCATCCTATAAACAGGCCCAAGATGACAATCCAAAGTATGCCCTTAGAACCTGGCTGATTCGCATTGGGATGAATGGTCCAGAGTATAAGGAGACCAGAAAGACACTCCTAAAGCGCCTGGAAGGAAGTGGTGCTTTTAGAAAGGTGGATGAAAATGATGAAACCTAAATGCAGACTCATCGGAGAGGATGGAAACATCTTTAATCTCATGGGAATTGTGTCACGAACCCTGAAGGAAGCTGGGGAGCCTGAAAAGGCCGATGAAATGATTAGGCGAATCACGAGTGGTGCTAAGAGCTATGATGAGGCCCTGTCCATGTTAATGGAATATGTGGATGTGGAGTAGGAGGTGCGAGTAGATGGATCGATTTTTTAGTCAGAAGTATTGTGACCGCTGCGGTGGCTGCTTAGAAGGTGGGCGAATTATGTCCATGTTCAATGAGCAGTGCATCTGCATAAGTTGCAAAGAGAAGGAAACAAAAGACCCTGAATACAAAAGGGCCGTGGAAGCAGACCATGAAGAGATTCGAAAAGGGAACTTTAATTATAAAGGAATCCGTGGAAAATAACCTATCTGCATAAAAACGGTTTAATTTTATGCAGATAATAAGAATAATGTGCAGTAAAGAATAATGCGTGATAGGGACTTTCAAAGGAAGGTTCCTTTTTCTTTGCAGTAAATGAAGGAGGTGAAAGTTATGGCAGGTAGAGGAAGACCACCAAAACCTACAGCGGTCAAAGAGCTGGAAGGAAATCCAGGAAAAAGACCACTGAATAAGAACGAACCAAAACCAAAACAGATAGCACCCAAGTGCCCGTCATGGCTGGAACCGGATGCCAAGAAAGAATGGAGAAGGCTATCAAAAGAACTGGAAGCCATGGGACTACTGACTCAAGTGGATATGGCAGCCTTTGCCGGGTACTGTCAAGCCTACGCTAGATGGAAAGAAGCAGAGGAATTTATCTCAAAGCATGGATCCATTTTAAAGACCGCTTCAGGATACATTCAGCAGATTCCTCAAGTGTCAATTGCCCAGCAAAACCTTAAACAGATGAGAAACTTCTGTTCAGAGCTTGGGCTAAGCCCATCGGCTAGAAGCAGGCTGAATATCAATAACAGTGGTAACACCATCGAGGGCGATGCCATGGAAGAGCTGCTTTCAAATGTACCAAAGGCGGAGGACATTCTAAAAAAGAGTAAGGACGACTAATTTGAAAGGAGGAGCGCCTATGCCATTTAGTGAAGCTCATGCGAATCACGCCATAAACTTTATAGAACAACTGAAGCTGACCAAAGGCAGATGGGCCGGTCAGCCATTTAAGTTACTTCCCTGGGAGAAGGATTTGGTGAGGCGCCTCTTTGGAACTTTGAGAGAAGATGGTACCCGCCAGTACCGAACCGCCTATGTGGAGATTGGTAAGAAAAACGGTAAGTCGGAGCTAGGCGCAGCCATTGCCCTTTACATGCTTTTAGCTGATGGGGAACCTAATGCAGAAGTGTATGTAGCTGCTTGTGATAGACAACAGGCCAGTATTATTTTTAACACCAGTATGAACTTTGTGGAAGGAAATCCTACACTTTCAAAAGTTACGAATCTGGTGAGATCCACAAAGCGAATCGTCTATCCAAAGACAGGAAGTTTCTATCAGGTATTAAGTTCGGATGTTAAATCGAAATCAGGGATCAATGCTTCCTGCGTTATCCTTGATGAGATTTGGACCTACCCGAATCCGGACCTTGCCAAGATGCTGACCACCGGTTCAGGGGATGCGCGAACCCAGCCGCTGTTTTTATATCTCACCACTGCAGGAAATCAACTCTCTGGCTATGGCTGGGAGATGCATCAAAAGGCGAAAGACATACTTGAAGGCAAGAGAGTAGATCCGACATTCCTCGCTATTATCTATGGGCTAGAGGACGATGCAGATATTGAAGATGAAAACAACTGGTATAAGGCCAACCCAAGTCTTGGCCATACCATTTCTATAGAGAGGGTCAGGGAGCACTACAACCAAGTGAAAGATGATCCGGCAGATCTCGCTTTGTTTAAACAGCTGAGGTTGAACATGTGGTTAAAGCAGGAAATCAAATGGATGCCCATGGATAAGTGGGACCTTTGTAATTTCACTGTAGACCCGGAAGAGCTGAAAGGGCGAGTCTGCTATGGAGGTCTTGACCTGTCCTCAACCAGTGACATCACAGCCTTTGTGCTAGTGTTCCCTCCATTAGAAGAGGGAGACAAGTTTCAGGTGCTCCCATACTTTTGGCTGCCAGAAGAAACCCTTCATCAGCGGGTGAAAAGAGACAGTGTTCCCTATGATATCTGGCACAGACAGGGACTTCTCAATCTTACAGAAGGAAACGTGGTCCACTATGGATTCATCGAAAAGTTCATCGAGAGACTTGGTGAGAAGTACAACATCAGAGAAATCGTCTATGACAGATGGGGAGCTACACAGATGAGTCAGAACCTAGAAGGTATGGGATTTACTGTTGTGCCTTTTGGCCAGGGCTTTAAGGATATGTCACCACCGACAAAGGACCTCATGAGACTCACCTTAAGCAAGCAGATAGCCCATGGCGGTCACCCGGTCTTAAGATGGATGGCTGATAACATAGTGGTCAGGACAGATCCCGCCGGTAATATCAAGGTGGATAAGGAAAAGTCCTCAGAAAAGATCGATGGTATTGTGGCCATGATCATGGGACTTGCTAGAGCAACGGTGAATCCACCGGATGACGATGGATCCATTTACGATGAACGCGACATGATCATTTTAGGATAGAAGGGGGTGAACATAGATTATGGCGAACTTTTTTAAATGGCTCTTTAAGGCGAGGGCTGAACCCACAGACAGTGTCAGTAGTGCTCCTAACTTTTATATGGGTCAAAGCATATCGGGGAAAATTGTCAACGAGCGAAGCTCCATGCAAACCACAGCAGTCTTTGCCTGTGTGCGAATCATTGCTGAGACGGTGGCATCTTTACCACTTCACACTTACAGGTATCAAGGCGATGGTAAAGAAAAGATGTACACCCACCCACTGTATAGGATTTTGCACGATGAACCAAACCCCGAGATGACATCCTTTACCTTGAGGGAGACCATGATGACCCACCTACTTCTATGGGGAAATGCCTACTGCCAGATCATTCGGAATGGAAAAGGGGAAGTGGTGCATCTATATCCCCTGCTTCCCGACAAGATGACGGTGGATAGAGATAAGAATGGCAATCTCTACTACGCCTATAGGAAGGACACCACCACCCATTATCTAGGACCTGAGGATGTTCTTCATGTACCGGGTCTAGGCTTTGATGGGGTGATGGGATATTCACCGGTGGCCCTTGCGAAAAATGCCATCGGCTTGAACATTGCTGCTGAAGAATATGGCGGCAGGTTCTTTGCTAACAATGCCACACCAAGCGGTATTCTTTCAACATCAGGAACCATCAAGGATCCTTCAAAAGTGAGAGATGCCTGGCAGGCAGCCTATGGAGGAAGTGGAAACAGCAACAAGGTGGCAGTCCTTGAAGATGGCCTTCAGTACCAAGCCATCAGCATGCCAAACTCCGATGCGCAGTTTCTAGAGACGAGAAAGTTTCAGATAGAAGAGATCTGTAGAATCTTTCAAGTGCCTCCTCATATGGTGGCGGACCTGAGCAAGAGTTCATTCAGTAACATTGAGAACCAGTCCATCAGCTTTGTGGTCCATACCATCAGACCTTGGCTGGTCCGAATAGAGCAGGCTATGAACAAGAAGCTCTTTCTTAAAAAAGAGAAAGGTCAATGCTTTGTGTCTTTCAATGCATCAGCACTGATGCGAGGGGATTATAAATCCAGGATGGATGGATACGCCATCGGCATTCAAAATGGTTTCTTCTCCGTTAATGATGTTAGAAGGATGGAGAACATGGACCCGATTTCTGAAGAAGATGGTGGAGACCTGTATCTTGTGAATGGCAACATGCTACCCCTTAAGATGGCTGGGGCCTATGCAAAGAAAGCCTTGGATGAGAGTGGCGGTGATGAGCCTTGATGATAAGTGTATAACTTGGCCCATTTCTGTGGACAACTACAAACTTAATACGATGTATCAACAGCATTTCTCAAAATCGAGGAGTGCTTTTTTCATGCCCGAAAGGAGGTCGATTAGATGGATAAATTTTGGAGATGGGTGGTGAATGAAGCCGAGGAGCCTACAGTGAGAACCTTGCACCTTGAAGGGTACATTGCAGAGTCTTCTTGGTTTGATGATGACATCACCCCTAAACAGTTTAAGACAGAGCTTTATGCCAGTGGTCCGAAGGCGGATGACATTGTTGTAAAGATACACTCACCAGGTGGTGATACCTTCGCAGCAGCGCAGATTTACAACATGCTCAAGGAATATCCCGGCAAGGTCAGTGTCCATATAGATGGGCTGGCGGCCAGTGCCGCTTCTGTCATTGCCATGGCGGGAGATGAGGTGTGTGTTTCTCCCCTGTCAGTGATCATGATCCATAACCCAGCCATGCTTATTGCTGGTGAGGTGGCGGATCTGCAGGTGGGGATTAATCTCCTCAGTGAAGTGAAGGAGAGCATTATCAATGCTTATCAGACAAAGACGGGACTTTCCAGAGCGAAAATCTCACACATGATGGACGCTGAAACCTGGATGAGTGCCCACAAAGCCATCGAGCTGAAATTTGCCGACAAGATTCTTTATGAATCAGAGGTGGTAGATGAAGGTTCCGGTGGTTTTATCTTTGACCAGATGACAGTGACGAATGCTCTAAGGAACAAACTCCCTGGTATTCAGGCGAGGATGAAATATCTAAAAGCACATGATGATGAGGGCAAAGCTAAGGAGCCGGAGAAGAGTCAAGATCCTGAAACACAAGGTGAAGACGATTTGAAGGATCCTGCCCATTCAGTAAACCAGATCCCTATTGCCCAGCTGGAAAGACGGCTGGAGCTGATTAAAAATTGGAGGTAATGAATATGAGTAAAATTCAAGAACTAAGAGAGAAACGGGCCAAGGTTTGGGAACAGGCTAAAGGCTTCCTGGATGAAC